CTAACGGGCGCGGTCTAGTCAGTATTGAACCGTTGAGCGAAACAAATCTGATGACAAACGTTGAGAAGCTACGCGCTTTTGGTGCAGCGCGAAATTGAACATCCGTTAAAGGTGTCGTGACCCGAAGGGGTAGGACGAGTTTGGGCCAGCTTGCATATACCGCGAAATGGTCGGATGAAAATATAGCCTCAACTGACAAACCCCTCAGGTGATAGGACACCCTACGCACCCAGCGGTCACTATGGCTTTTTGAAACAAGCCATTTTTTTGATCTAAATAGTAAACCAAGAGTTGACTTAGGGTTGCTTAGGTGGCAAAGTATCACCGTCGAAACAAATTAAGTAATAACCAACAGGAGATCGACATGGAAAACATCAAACAACCTTTAATCGAAAAGATCGCTGAAGCTAAAGCAGAAATTGCTGAACTAGGCATCGACTACGATACTGCCGAGTCTATATGGGACGCGCAGCCTAGCATTGATGATTTGGACGCATTGCGGGAATTCTACTCATCCAAAGCCAACACCGACGCGCTAACTGCATACCGACTGTATTTGGATATCGAAGCCTACCAAGTAACGATGGATCTGCCGTTGGCAAAGGTCGAAACCCGTTACGTAATCACTGATGGCCCGCTTATCTCACCCGCTGGCTTTTATCTTGATTCCGGCGTCTACATCAAAAACGACGTATGGATCGAAACGGATCGGCTGCCACGATCATTGCGAGGCCTAAAAGCCTACGACGTACAGAAAGACAAGGAGGCCGCGTAAGCGGTCTTTGGGGGATTACACAAATGGCGAAGCAACAAGAAAGCCGATTTGTTTACGAAATCTACAGGTGCATTCACCAAGCTAGTGATCGTAAAGCTCAATTAGAGCAACAGGGCTACGAGGTTAAAATTCGCGAAACAACGCGCGTTCTCTTAGCCGCAAGAAAGGTCGCCGCGTAAGCGGTCATTGCCTCCTATGAAACTGCGAGAATATCAAAGCAAGGCGGTAGGGGAGTCTATCGCCGAGCTATCAAGGCGCGACGCGATTGTCCTACAAGCTCCAACTGGATCGGGTAAAACCGTCATGGCTGCGGCTGTTGCCGATTATTACCTACAAAAACATCAGCGGGTTCTGTTTTTATTGCCGAGGCGCGAGTTAGTTGATCAGACCGCCGATAAGTTCGACGCCATTGGCTACGACTTTGGAAACGACTACGGCATCATAATGGCTGGCGAAGAGATGACTTATTGGACTCTCGGATGCCCATTGCAGATAGCCTCAAAGGACACGCTACACGCCAGAACAAAGAGCGGCAGGATCGAACTACCCGAAGCCGCATTGTTAATTGTAGATGAGTGTCACCTTTCACTAAGCCCGACTTGGCTGAAACTAATTGACCACTACAAAGAGCAAGGAACGCATATCCTGGGTCTGACTGCCACGCCAGCGCGGGGAGATGGCAGGGGGTTAGGTGAAGCCTATTCAATGATGGTACAGGCTCCTATGGTGTCTGAGTTGATGAATATGGGCCATCTGTCGAGAGCCACATATTACGCGCCGACTCAGGTTGACTTAGACGGGATCGCCTTTGACCGCAAAAAGCACGACTACAACGAAACGCAATTGCAGGAGCGGATGTCCCAGCAGCACATCGTCGGCGACATTGTAGAGCATTGGTTAAAGCTGGCTGGCGGCAGACGGACTGTTGTGTTCTGCGCTGGGGTTAAGCACAGCATTTTAGTGAGGGACAGGTTTAGATCGCAGGGCATAAAAGCAGATCACGTTGATGGCATGACTGATATCAATGAACGCAAAGCTATCTTTGATCGGTTCCGATCCGGCGAAACACAAGTATTGACCAACTGCATGGTGGCAACTTATGGTTTCGATTTGCCGGAGATGGATTGCGTTGTATTAGCGAGGCCAACTCAGTCGATCATCCTGCACTTGCAGATGTTAGGACGGGGCCTGAGAACAGCCGAAGGGAAGGAAGATTGTTTGGTACTAGATCACGCTGGCAATGTAGTCCGTTTGGGATTTGCGAGCGATGAAGTGCCGTGGGGATTAGAACCGACGGGGAATTTGTATGAGCGAATCGCACAAGAACGACTTAAGAAAACGATTGAAGACAGTGAAGGAATTGTCTGTGATAGCTGCGGCCATATCTTTACGAGTGCTAGAAAATGCCCGTCATGCGGCTGGGAGTTACCTGAGAAAAAAGGCAAAGACATCAACGTTGCTGACGGTGAACTGGTTTCCTACACCGCGCAAGATGGCGTTGATGTTGACGAAATTAGAAGATTCTATCGTGAGATGTTGGGGTTATGTCACTTGCGAAACCGCAAAGCTGGGGTCGCTTATTTCCGCACGCTGGCAAAGTACAATTACAAAGCGCCATATTCTTGGCTCAAGCTACCGCCGTTGCAGCCATCGGAAACAACAATCGGTTACGACAAATATCAACAAATCAAATACGCTAAAAGCAGGGGGCGCAGATGAGTAGGGAAATCGACCAGCTTGATAGGATTCTTGATAAGCTAAGTACGAGAATTGAAGAATGGGATGCAGCGCAAAGCGAGGCAGCAGAAGCCGAGGCAAGACTGAAAAGCCAAGAAGCAATGGCCGCTAAAGCGATGATGGATAGCGGCATGAGCGCAGCCAAAGCCCAGCAAGAAGTTAGGGCCAAGGATGAATGGCAAGAAATGTATCTCGATGTTCAGTACAAAAGCATCGCAGCGCAAAAGGTGAAAATGCAGATCGAGCTAGGTAATAAATACTTTGAGGCCGAAAGAACGCGACAAGCCAACCTGCGAGGTATTCGCTAGTGCCAGAAACCCTACGGGCTAAGGCAATGAAAAAGCTGCAACTGCTAAGCAGAATCGCGGCGGCAGATGATCACGGTTATGTGGATTGTGTTACCTGCGGTATCACTAAGCACTACAAAGAAATGGACGGGGGCCACTTTATTCCCAAGGGTAAATCTAGCTACTGGGCGTTAGAAGTGGAGAACGTTCACCCGCAGTGTAAGGCGTGTAATAACTGGGGTATGAAACACGGCGCAGCAGCGCAAGCCTATACAATCTGGATGATCGACTATTACGGTAAAGATTTCGTTGAGCATATGCTAGAAACGCAACGCAAAGTCAGAAAGCTATACACGGCTGACTATCGCGATATGATTAAGCAGTTCACGAAAGACATAAAATATCACGAGGGGCGAATATCGTGAGGGAATCATTCAATGCGAAACGCGAAGCATCCCGAAGAAGGTTGCAGCAGGACGTTGAGAAATTTACAGAAAATGGGGGTAAAATCACCCAAGTAGAAGGGTATAAGCCAGTTGAGCTACTCTTTTGCTCGCACTGTAGGACTCGGAAGGCACGCGCCAAGTTTCCGAAGATTACAGGGATGGGGCAGTCAAAATGTTTTGATTGCGTACTGTGAAGCCGCGTCAGATAGCCGCCAAGATGATCAAGGCGATGGATGAAGCTGCTAAGCAGGTCTGGGAACAAGAAAAAGACCACATCGAAAAACAATACCGTAAGGGCTGGAAAGGACTCATTTGGGCGCATGTAACAAATCACTACATGAGGCAGAGCAGTGCAGCAGTATCGAGACAGGTCGGGATTGAACCATGAAGAATGGGTGGCTGAATTTAAGAGATTGGGCGCGGCAGGATTCGCGCATAAATACGATCTCGATGTCAGGAACGTCTACAAAAAGCGAAGAATGCTAGAGGCGACGTTTGGAGAGATAAAGAACCCACTCAACCTAGATAAAAACAAACCAGCGAAGCATGTACGCAAAGAAATTGACACGAATGATCTAGTAATCATCGTCGGGTCAGATGCGCACTATCAACTGAATACCGTATCAACGGCACATCTAGCTTTCGTTGAACTAACCAAAGAACTACAGCCCGATATGATCATCTTGAATGGGGATATGATCGACGGGGCAAGTATTAGCCGACATCCGCCAAGAGGCTGGGAATATATACCAGCGTTATCCGATGAGATGGAAACCGTACAGCAGCGGCTAGAAGAAATCGAAAAAGCAGCGCCGAGCGCAGAGCGGATCTGGACTATAGGTAATCACGATGCTCGTTTTGAATCACGCCTAGCGAGCCAGATGCCAGAGCTTAGAGGGCTGACAGGTACGCGATTGGAAGACTTTTTCCCAAGCTGGTCGATTTATATGTCTATGCACATAAACTTCGGCGATAGGGAGAAGCTAGTTATTAAGCATAGATGGAATGGCGGCGTTCACGCGGGGTATAACAACGTTCTAAAAGGCGGGGCTAATATGGTTACAGGCCACACCCATCAGCAGGAATGTAAGCCGTACACTGATTACACCGGAACACGATTTGGCATTCAGCTAGGGACAATGCAGGAGCCACACGCGCCAGCGTTTGAGTATGCAGAAGATTCCCCGAAGAACTGGGTTAGTGGGTTTGCTGTAATAACGATCCGAGATGGCATTCTAATGATGCCTGAGTTCATAAGAGCGCATAAGCCGGGGACTTACGAGTTTAGGGGCGAGTTGAGGAAGATAGATGATGACTGAAGTTTACCCAATAGATTTGATCGTATCGCGGCGAATGGGATACCTCGACGGTGAGACAATCAAAGAGGTTACGGCATTTGCTGAGACGCAAAACATAGAAAATTTGCACAACGCCCGAGCGCATCTTGCTAAACTGATCGAGCGCGAAGAATTTAAGCGCAAGCAACAAGCAGATTACGAACAAAGGGCAGGATACTATGGCGAACATACTGATTGAGGATATGCAGCCGGGGACGATAATCACAGTAATTTGCGAATATCAGGGAGAGATCGAGGGGCCTGATCCCGGCGAAGAAGCCCCCGAAGAAGAAGAAGAGCAGATATTAAGACTTGTCGGCGAACCGATAAGGGCAGGTCGGGCGTAACTCTTTGAAGTCAGGCCAAATACCGTCACAGACGTTGGTCATGTATTCAGATTCTTCGAGCAGTTCATCGTTAAACGACATTGCCGATGACCACATCATCAGCACGAATAAAGCGCCTATCAGTAAAACGTAACGTAATCGCATTACAAAACTCCCGAACGGATGAAGCGGCGAACCGCGTTGTAGATTGTGCTTTGAGCCAAACCCATCTCGCGAGAGATAGCGGCCTTTGTATAGCCTTGCTGATATAGCTCACCAATGCGGTCAATTTGTGCCTCGGTCAGCTTTTTAGGTGCTGGCCTATTGCTAGAACGCCCGTACATATCGGGCAGCTTTTTGAGCGCCTGAGTTGCTCGGTAGAAGGTGTCGTTCATTATGCCCCCAGAGCCGCTTACGCGGCGCTTGTTGATCATCGTAGACGCAAATCCAGTTTGTCTGCGCCGTGTAAAACAGTGGCGTCAATCGTGTGAATTGCGTCGTGCCATAAATCGTCTTGCCGCACCTTAGCCTGTTCAGCCAGCTCCATCGTAGGGTAAACGCCAACAATGGATGTGTAATCAGACATTTTGCTAAAACGGCTGAGAACGTAGGCATTCGCCAAAATTTTTCGCTCTTTCATTCTTTCCTCCTAGCCGCTTACGCGGCCACCTCCGTCAGTTCAACACCACCAACTTGACTTTGAACGTAGTCAACAACTTGTTTTTTGCTCCAACTTTGTGGCAACCACATTTCCAAACCGTTCTCCAAAACAATCTCAAAAGCCTTGCCAGTATTGAGTTTGTTGGTTCTGAAGTTTATGTAATCAGTGACTTCCGTTTTTCTTATGGTTCCTTTCATCTTGTCGTTTCCTAGTTGTTTGATCTTAATTTGTTCCGACGGGTTAATAATTACAAAAACTAAACTAAAAGTAAACCTTTTGTTTACGATAGCAAAAGGGTTAAAATATCCGATTTGCTATGTTGAGGTGACATGAAGACTGTAAAACTAGAACGGCTGGCGTATTTGGAGGAAGGGACATTCGGCGAACTGACATCCGATTGCGGGTTTCACTGTTACACCGTAGAGCGGCCTTGGCTTAATAACAAACCTTGGGAGTCATGCGTCCCCGAGGCCAGCTATGAATGCCAGCCATTCGACGGTAATAGATTCAAGGGCGTCGTTGAGCTAACTAACGTGCCTGATCGCAGCCATATCCTGATCCACGCGGCGAATTGGCCTAAAGAGCTACACGGCTGTATAGGGTTGGGTAACGGATGGGAGATTACAAAAACTGTTCCGATGGTTTACAATTCCAAGGCGACCTGTAGAGAATTCTTTGCAAAGGTCGGTAAAGAGTTCATTTTGACCATTACGAGTCGGAGTGCGATTTTATGGGAATAGGCATTGTTAAAGAACTGGTCGGGCCTGTAACGGGCATTCTTGATAAGTTTATCGAGGACAAAGACCAGAAGGCGCAATTAGCGCATAAGATCGCGACGATGGCCGACGAACACGCGCAAGAATTAAGCCTAGCGCAGATCGAGTTGGCCAAGGTAGAAGCTGGCGGTAACTGGCTACAGCGAAGCTGGCGTCCTATGATCGGTCATATCTGTTGGATAGGGCTGGCCTACAACGTAGTGGTCTCGCCGTTTCTAGGGATATGGTTACCTGTTCCTGAGATACAATCCGACCTACTGTATCCGGTGCTTTTGGGGATGCTTGGAATGTCAGGCATTCGTGGTTATGAAAGAGTGAAGGGTAAAGCATGATGCGTGGCGTATTACTGTTTAATCAGGATGGCACGATATACGCGGGCCTAGTTCATATAATGCCGAATGGTGAAGTCCATACGGGCACAACCCATACAGCGGCAAGTAAGCGGGTCTTTTACTACTCAGACCTGCCCCCGCCTAGTCGGATCAGAGCATTAGAAGCTATGGTGGAGCGGCACGATAACCCGAGTAGAACAAACGGAAGCCTAAACAACTGATGGCAAGACCATTGACCGAGATAGACTGGGATCAAGTCGATACTATGTGCGAGATACACTGCACTGGCGAAGAACAGGCAGCAGTTCTCGGCGTTGACTATGACACGCTTAACACGGCGTGTAAGCGCGAGCATGGCGTCGGTTTTTCGGACTATTTCAAACAAAAGAGCGCAGCGGGCAAAATGAGCCTCAGACGTAGGCAATACACCAAAGCAATGGACGGGGACAATACCCAGCTTATATGGCTAGGAAAGAACTGGTTAGGCCAGATGGATCAGCCAGAAGCCGCACCGATAGACTTGCAGCCCATAGTTATCGAGCGAGCCGATGAAGCTAACCAAGCCTCAGGATGATATATTCTTTAACGACTGCCGCTTTCGGGTAGTTGTTGCAGGTAGACGATTCGGCAAGACGTTCATTTGCGTGTATGAGTTACTGCGCGTTGCTCTAAGTGGTAAAGGCAAGAATTGCTGGTATGTTGCTCCGACCTACAAAGCAGCCAAAGAGATCGCTTGGACTATGCTTCTCGATGCTATACCTGATGGGTACATAGAGCGCAAAAACGAAACGTCACTCACGGTAACACTACGCAACGGGTCAACCGTTTCACTAAAAGGCGCTGAGAACCCCGACAGTCTGCGGGGTAGGGCGCTAGATTTCGTTGTGATGGATGAGTTTGCCGATATGCGACCAGAAGCATGGTACGAGGTACTACGGCCATCGCTATCAGACCGCAAGGGGTCAGCGTTATTCATTGGCACTCCGAAAGGGCGCAACCACTTCTATGACCTATGGACAAGGGGCGTTGACGGTTACGAGTCATGGAGAGCGTTTCAGTACACGACAATCCAAGGCGGCAACGTAGAGCAACAAGAGATCGAGGCGGCAAGACACGACCTAGATGAACGGACATTCCAGCAGGAGTACGAGGCAAAGTTCGTTAACTACAGCGGTATCATTTACTACTCGTTCAGTCGTGAAGAATCGGTAAAGACCTACAAAGGCCCAATCGAAGAGTTACATATCGGGATGGACTTTAACGTTGATCCGATGTCTGCGGTTGTATGCGTTAGGCATGGCGGGGTAGTACACGCGATTGATGAGGTCGTAATGTACGGGTCAAACACTGATGAGATGGTCGATGAGATCAGGCACCGCTATGGAAACAAGCCGATTACTATTTACCCTGACCCAGCATCAGCGCAGCGCAAGACATCAGCAGGTAGTCGAACTGACCTTAACATACTGCAAAACGCAGGGTTTAGAGTTAAAGTTAGGACAAGACACCCAGCGATTCGTGATAGAATTAACGCGGTGAATAGCAGACTGCTATCGAGCGAACAAGAGCGGCGGCTATTTGTTAGCCCCAATTGTAAAAACGTAGTCAACAGCCTAGAGCGTCAAACGTATAAAGAAGGCACCAGCCAGCCGAATAAGGATGACGGGTTCGACCACATGAACGATGCACTAGGTTATTTGATCGAGTATATGTTCCCGATTAGGAAGGAACACGATACGCCCCAGCCGACGAGGTGGACTTAATGCGATTTCTTGAATACCAGCATCCCGACTATGACCAAAATCAAGATCGGTGGGAGTTGTATTTGCGCTCTTATATGGGCGGCGAAGATTATCAAGCAGGATCGTATCTTACTGGATACTTAAATGAGTCAAAGGATGACTACAACCGTCGCATCTCACTGACGCCTGTAGATAACCATTGCCGCAATATCGTTCATATCTACTCGTCGTTTTTGTGGCGTGTACCGCCAGTTAGAAGCTACAACGCGCTGGCTAACAATCCCGCGTTAGAGTCGTTCATTGATGACGCTGACCTAGATGGCATGAACTTCAACTCGTTCATGAAGCAAGCTCAGATATGGTCATCGGTATATGGTCACGTTTGGATTCTAGTAGATAAGCCGCAAAGCAACGCGCAGACACGAGCCGAAGAACTAGACCAAGACATCCGACCTTATGTAACGCTATTCACCCCTGAGAACGTATTTGATTGGAAGTACGAGCGCACACCTAGCGGACGGTTTGAACTTACTTATCTCAAACTGCGTGAGTCAGTAGACCGTGAAGATGCTACAACGACCATCAGCTACTACAGGTTGTGGCGCAAAGACGTTATCGAGTATTGGAAAGATGACGGTCACTCAGAGACAAAGATCGAAGAAGTACCCAATCCACTAGGTAAGATTCCGGCGGCATTCTTACCCGCTGCGCGTAGCGTTGTCCGAGGCGTAGGCATTAGCGATCTAAGTGACGTTGCATTAATGCAGAAAGC